CCTTTGCCTCGGGCTCAGGCTCTTCCTTCTTCGGCTTGTCGGCCTTCTTGGGTTTGCCCACAGCCTCTTCGACGACATCCTTGACGGACTTACCACTATGCTTTGGCTCTTCATTCTCTACACCAACGGGGGGTTGTGTGGGGAGACTCAGGCCTTGCGCTTCGAGCGTGGCGTTCAGCTCGTAGATCGCAGCGGTTAGCTTTTTGATTTCTGTTTCCAGCATGGTTTTTATCCTTTCAAGCTTCGGAAATGAGACGAAGAATGGTGTCGCGTTGACACAAACGGGCGGCACGGGCGGCACGGGCGGCGGCATCGGCGGCGGCGGCACGGGCGGCATAGGTGGCGACGGCGGCATAGACGGCGGTACGGGCGGCGGCGGCGGCATAGGTGGCGGCGGCGGCGGCATCGGCATAGGTGGCGACGGCGGCATAGACGGCGGTACGGGCGGCATCGGCGGCATCGGCGGCATCGGCGGCGGCATCGGCGGCATCGGCGGCATCGGCGGCGGCATCGCGTGACCACTCACCACCTGACGCCAAGAGGTCCATACCCTCGATCGCTGTGTTGATCGTGCTTTGCGTATCGTCGTCCACCTTTGGAAGACACCGCAGTTCGGATGCGAGGAACGCCCAGTGGACCCGTGTCAGGTCTTTGCCATCGCGACCTACGGCTTCAGGTATTGCTGCGAAGAAGGCCTTGGCCTCATCGGCCGGGAGGTTTTCAAAAACGTTTTCGCAGATGCGCACCAGCGGGAGCGGGAGACCGTATAACTCACCGAGCTTTGACGCATCATCGGAGTGTGCGAGACAGCCGATGAAGCAGCCGCGCGATCCGTCCCAGTATTTGCCTTGGAGTACGGCATCGGCCTCGACGTGACGCGCGACCTCGATGGTCAGCTTTTCGTGGTTTTTTGTCAGCATTTTTTCTATCCTTTTAAGTTTTTGATCGCGCCTTCGGCGAGATAGTTAAGATCAGGCCGCAGTTTGCTGATCGTCTCTGCGGCTGTGCGTACTTTTTCAGTGTCTCGTGCAACGTGACCAGCCCAACGGCACAAGCGGACGGCCAGACTTTTGATCGCCTCCTCCTGTGTCGGTTTAGCCCACGCCTGATTGCTGTTGTCGTGAACGAAACGTTTCTTCATCCACGTTTGATCGAACGGCACCCATTCTTTCGCTGGTGCGCCTTCTTCCCATGGCTGCTTTGTTGCCTGCCGGTAGCCATATTCGTTGATCCAGACGCCGCAGCGGGTTTTGGAGAGCACTGGGTAGGCGTCAAGATGAATGCCGTAGACCCCGGTGGTGCTCTCGCTGACCCACTGTGCCCGCCAACGATGCTGATCTGGCTCATCACCGAGATCCGCATATGTCCACTTGTTTATGGTGGGTTCGCGCACGATCTTTAAGACGTTGAGGTCAGACATCACTTTTTCCCCTCGAGCACAGGTGTCGAGATCGCGTCGATGTCGAGACATGCCAGCTTGGCCGCTGCTTCCAGCTTCTGCATCATCTCGGCCTGCACCAGCTTGCGGCGGATCGCGTTCTCCTCCTCGGCCATGCTTTTGATGAAGTCGGTGTCGACCCGCTGAACGATCCAGCGATAATCGAACTCGGCTTCGGGATCGATCATGGCGACATCATGGACTTCGGCCACCCGGCCGATGACGAGGCCGTCCACACCCACCTGAACGACGACGACATCGCCTTTTTCGAGGTCCAGCGTGGTCGGCACCTTGTAGGTATATGTACGTTCCTTTGAACGCATGGTCGTGTTCGATGAGTTGGTAATCCGGACATCGGCGGTGATCATCCCTTTGCGAGCCTGCAGAAGGGCGATGAGGTTGGAGTTGATGTTCATCGTTTCTATCCTTTCAGGTTTTTGACGGTTGCTTTTCTAACAGATAATCTGTAGGTGTCAACCTAGTCTTACAAAAAACTTGGTGGTAATATGAAAAAGATGGATGCGATTGCTGCGTTTGGCAGTGCATCGGAGCTGGCGAGGGCTCTGGGCATCAAGCGCCAGTCGGTCTCGAAGTGGTCTGAAGATGTGCCTTTGTTGAGGGCCTATCAGATCGAAGAGATTCTCAGTCAGCGTAAGGAAGACAAAGGAGTTGCGCAATGACCGATGTTCGTTTCGCGTATGGAAAGACACTCAGTGGTGTGGTCACGCGCACCGAGCCGTGGGACAAGATCGCTCGGGTGATTGCCGGAAAGCTCCGGGTCTATGCCAGCAAGGCGGACTCGACCAACGCCCCGAACATCCTTGGTGGTCCGACGGATAACAAGGGCAAAGAGGATCGCAACGTGTTGGCCCGGTCGCTGTTGACCTTGGACTTCGACGACTTGCCTGATGACTTCGAGCCTGACGACATGGCGTTCACGCTCGACATGCTGAGCTACTCTTGCGTTGCCTACTCGACGTTCTCGCACAAGACCGAGCGGGCTGATGGTCGTTCTCGTCTGCGCGTCATCGTGTTGCTCGAACGGGAGATCCCGAAGAGCTGGTACGCGGCCGCGGTGCGGTCGTTTGTCGATGATCTTGGCATCGAGTGCTCCCCGGAGTCCTACACGGTCGCGCAGGTCATGTTCTTACACTCTGCGATGGAGGGTCATGAGCACGAGGCATGGACGCAAATCGTGGATGGGGTGCCGTACCCGGTGCAGGACGCGTGGGCTGAGGGCGTCGAGGCTGGCGGTGACGATCTCGACGATCTCGATGAGATGTTACAGGACATCGCCTACGAGCCTATGGATGTAACATGGGCCGAGGTCGACAAGACCCTCGAGCTGTTCCCGGCCGAGGGTCTCGAGTACGACGACTGGCTGATGGTTGGCTTGGGGCTGTGGCACCAGTCCCGCGGGTCGGTCGAGGACGACGGCCTTGGTCGCTGGCTCGCTTGGTCCCGACAGAGCAGCAAGCATGACGGTAAGCTCATGCGCAAGAAGTGGAAGTCCATGGGCGGTCGGCGCACGCCTGTTACCATGGCCTCGGTCTTTGCTCGGGTCGGCGGTCTCGGTGTGGTCAGAGAGGCGCTGGAAGGCATGCAGGAGGCAGATGAGGGTGGTGAGGTAGCCAAGAGCGGTCCATTGGCTCTCCTCGACAAGCTGAGTGCGCGTGCGCAGGATGTGAACACTCTTGAGGAGTATGAGGCGTTCAAGAAGGCGCTGCAGCGGCTGCCTGAGTCGCGGTTGGGCTCAGACTATCGTGGCATGATTGCTGAAGAGCTGTTCAGCGGTTGGGGTAAGAGCGCGAAGTTCAGCAAGGCGGATATCAAGAAGGCGTTGATGCCTGACCGGTCGTCGGTGAAGACGAAGCGCGTTGGCTTGAACGGTGGGGCCGGTGAGGATGGTGGCGATGTTATCACCGAGGCGGATTGCTGGAACGAAGAGTACCCGAAGTGGTTGCAGGGGTGGGTGTACGACGAGGTTGGCGCCGAGTTCGTGCAGCTTAGGACTGGTCATGCGATCAAGCGCGAGCCGTTCGGGATGAAGTTCGATCGTCGGCCCGAGTGTGCCGAGCATGAGGTTGGCGCTGCCTCCTTGGCGTCCTCGGTCTTCCCCATCCCCACTGTTGCTGGTCGGATGTATTGGCCCGGTGAGGGCAAGGTCTTTCAGGACCGCAAGGGGCTGACGTACATCAACACGTGGTTGGGTGATGGTGGCGGGACCAACGTTGTGGTGCCTGAGCGCGGGGCGTTTTCTGTTGGAGATGACTCGGTCGAGGGTCAGGCTTGTGAGCTGTTCCTGAAGCACTTGGAGTTGACTGTCGCTGATCCGCGCGAGCGCGAGCTGATGCTCGACTGGATGGCGTTTGTGTACGCCAACCCCGGGGCCCGGGTCCGCTGGGCGTTGCTGCTCTGGGGCATTGAGGGGAACGGCAAGTCGTATTTTCATCGGGTGTTGGGTCGGCTCATGGGTCAGGACAGTCGCACCGTCACGGCGTCGCTGATCGAGGAGCGCTTCACGGATTGGGCGGAAGGTTGTCGGCTGATCGGGATCGAAGAGATTCGGGTCTCTGGTACGAACAAGTGGCGGACGCTCGACAAGATGAAGCCGTTCATCTCGAACGATGAGATACAGGTCGAGGGGAAGGGGATGAAGGCGCATGTGGTGCCGAACTTCGCGTCGTACATGCTTTTCACGAACCACATCGATGCGATCCCGGTGACCGAAGGCGACCGGCGGTACTTCGTGGTCTTCACGCGCCACCGCACGAAGCAGGAGCTGCTCGATCAGCACGGGGGCGATCAGGGGGTGAAGGATTACTTCCAGCGGTTGTTCGATGTGTCTCTGGCCGGGGCTGGTGGCATCGGGCGCATGTTGCTCGATCGGCAGTATGGTGCGGAGTTCGATCCCAACGGACGGGCACCGGACAGCAGAGGTCGCGAAGAAATGCGAATGATGCATGTCACGGAAGAGGATGAGGCGGTGACCGATGCGCTTGATAGGTATCGGGGGCCGCACGTGAACGAGCTGGTGATCGACATCACGCAGCTGCAGGATGATTGCCTGATGGATGGGAGTGAGATCGAGCTGCCAAAGACCAAGTCGCTGGCCTACAAGCTCTCGGAGATGGGGTATGCACGGGGGAATCGGGTGAAGGCACGCGGGAAATTGAGGACGTTTTGGTACAGGCCGAACCGGATAAGCGAGGATGAGGCGAGGGTTCTTGTGCAGAGCAAGAAGGGTTTTGAGGGATTTGGAGGGGCGCAGTAGCGCCCCTTCTTTTTTATCGTTGGGCTGTGATCTGTGAGGGGGCGGGGGGTTTTTGGCTGTTATCCTGTGGGATTGGTTCAGTTTGGCTTTATTGTGAACCTGCGTTTTAGCCATAAAAATAAGGGGTTTGAGGGCAAAAAGGTTCAGGTTCACAATCTTTTCAGTTCCCGGCCCGGCCCGGAGACACAGTGTGGTGTGGGGCCGTGGTACCCTATATACATATGGCCTTTTACGTTATTATCTCTCTTATATATTTTCTATATTATTATGAACCTTTATGAACCTTAATAAAAAAGAGAGTAAAAACAGAGAGTTAGGGTGGTTCAGGATGTGGTTCATAATAGGTTCATAAAGGTTCATAAAGAGGATTTGGGGGTTTTGGCGTGATCCCCCTGCCATGATCGGGTTGCTGGGCGGGGTCTGGTGTTGTATGATTTATGGAAGTTTTGGAGGTTGGGTATGGCGAGCAAGAAGAAGCGCGGAACGAAGAAGAGCTACAAGTCTCCGGAGATGTTGGCGGTTGAAGAGGAGACCGGGCATCTGATGACGCTGATGCAGAAGACGTTTGCCGAGCGGTTTGTGGAGGGGAATTGCACGGCCACGCAGGCGGCCATCGAGGCGGGGTATTCGCCGAGGAGTGCGCCGAACATTGCGGGTCAGTTGTTGAACCCGAGGATCACGCCGCAGGTTGTGGAGTACATCTCGCGGATGCGGGACCAGATGGCGGCGAAGTATGGGGTGAGCAAGGAGGGGATGCTGCAGCGGCTGTACACGCTCTCCAGAGGCGCTGAGGAGGCTGGCCAGTATTCGGCCGCGATCAATGCCGAGAAGATCAGGGCGAGCCTTGCGGGCCTGACGATTGATCGTCGGGAGACGGTGAGCACGGTCGATGGGATGACGAAAGAGCAGGTTATTCAGAGGCTCGAAGACCTCAAAAAACGACACCCTGCGGCCTTCGATATTATCGAGGGAACCTACACCGAACCTGTTACAATTTCCGACGAAATGCTGAAAGATGTAACACCTGACGACTAAGTGTCTGAAAATTAAGAGTTTTTATTTTAATTGAACAAGGGTTCAAATAAAATCACTGAGCCTTGCGGCCCTGCGGCTGAGGTTGAGCCTTGGGGCCCTGCGTCCGCGGGTCGAGCTCTGCGGCCCTGCGGCCCTGCGGCTGGGGTTGAGCCTTGCGGCCCTGCGGCTGTCGATCGGGGGTGTCCGGCGCACCGATTTGAGCCCGCGCTATTGCGCGAGCTCGAGGGCCTTTTCGGCGTCGGAGATTGCGCGTTCAAGCGCGTCGTCTTGGGGGAATAAGCCGTGCATCTGTTCGATTTGGTCGAGGAGCTGGCCTAACGCCGCGGCCAGCTCTCGAATGCGTTCTGCGTCGCTCATATCAGTGTTGAACGATTGCTATGGATTTTGCGGTTTTGGTCGCGAGACCGCCGCAAAGCTTGCACGCGTTGCACGTGGTACGATAGTCGGCTTCTTTTGAGGCAGGGCACAAAACCTCTTGTTTCGTGAGCTCTGCGGCCGATTGCACCACGCGGAACGTGCGCTGCCCTTGGTCCCACGCGGCTTGCGCGTCGGCGAGACTGTCGGCGCTTTGCATGGCGATATCCGGGCGCCATCCGCTCGCGTGCGTGTAGGCCATATGCGCTGCGGATTCGGACAAAAGCTGATCCCATACGTGCTGCGGACACGCGGCCGGGTCGCCGTAGGTGCCGACGCGAACAACGCGGCCGCGGCCTAGTGCCTTGCGGCTGTTGACGTCTGTCGCGATCGGATAGACGCCGCGTTGATATGAGCGCCACGCGATCAAAACGCCTTGACCGAGATTGACGTAACATGTCCGGGATTTTGCGATCTTGCGGGCCGGATCGTCGGTTGGTGTTCCGCGGTGTGGGCATGCACCGCAGATGGTAAAATCGGATCCGCTTTTACTTGCTTCACGCGGATCGATATCACGTACAAGAATATACGTTTGAAGAACACCGCCGGTCTTGCTGTTGCGATCTGACCACGTCGCGATGACGACGATCGGCTTGCCGTCGTATGCGCTTGGACCGTCGTAAATGATGCCGTTTTTCATGATTTACCCCATTAGAAAAGAGTACATACTATATGTAAACGATTGGGCGTGAGAGTCAAGGCGGATTTGCTAATTAAAAAGCAAAAATCCGCCGCCGTCGACGCTTTGCGCCTCGTTGCCCTGCGGCCCTTCGCGCGTTTTTTGCGAGCCCTGCGGCCCTTCGCGCGTTTTTTCTCTGCGATATGTGCGAAGCGCAACTCTTAAGCGGCAGGCGAAGCCTGCTTGCAAAGCGTGAGCGAAGCGAACTCAATTTAAAATGGCGAAAAGGGACGGCCGAAGCCGCCCCTCTGGGTTAGAATGATTCGCCGGTCTCTTCACCCCACATGTGACGTGGTGCGAGTGTTTGCCCTGCTCCGTTGTACTCCGTGCCGCAGTCACATTCGTTGCTCCACCAGCTGACACATTCAACTTCGCACCCGCAGTCGCACTTTACGATTTTTATTGTGCGCGGACGCCCACCCCAATCCTCGGTTATTGTCTTGATTACTTTAGCCATAGTCTTTCTGATCTCCTGCTGCTTCTGCTTCACAATAGCCTGCGCGATATGCTGCGAGCTCTTCGGGTGTCATGTCGTCTTTTTTGACGCGCTCTGATGTATAGGTTCCTCCGACGTAGTAGTGAGGTTCGTAGCCTCGGTTGTACCAGTAGTCGGCGCCTCCTCTGTCGAATGGGCCTCCGTGGCGAGTGTCGAATTTAGGCATAGTAGTTCCTCCTTGTGAGTGATGGGGCAGCGTTGCCACTGCCCCGGCTGAGTTAAGCGTTGACCTTGAGCCACTCGGTTGGTGTCGGCTTGGCTAACTTGATGCCATATGCCTCGAGCCACTCCGGTGTAGCTGCAACCAGTCGACCGTAAGACTTGATCTCCGAGGCGTAGGTGTCACCCATGTCGAAGCCTCCGAACGTGGCGCTTGATCGTGCCGCAACAAACCATCGGGCGTACTGATCTTTGGCCTCCGACTTGGGCAGCTTGTACGTCTTAAGTACGCGCCACTCGATGTCGCCGGCTGTGTAGATGGCGTGCGGGTTGTCGGTCTTACGGGTCTTTGCGAAAGGGTTAGGCATCTTCTGTCTCCTTTGTGAGTTCTGCTGCAAGGTTCCACGCCATACCGGCTGCGGTCCAGAGGTGGGCGCGATCTTCTGGTGGGTGCGCCGCGATCCAGTCTTCTATTACGCGCCAGCTTTCGGGCGTGTTAAAAAGGCCGATTGGTTTGATGTCCATTGTAGTGTCTCCTTGTGAGTGATGGGGTGACGCTGCCGCCACCCCGGTTGGGTTAAGAGTTGCGCTTGTCTTCGAGCGCGTTGGTTGCGAGCTTGGTCATCATGGCCGTGAGTGGGTTGAGGAAGTCGACCTCGATGCCAATGTCGCGACCCTGATCGATCAGTCGTCCAAGCGATGCGGTGAAGGCGTCGTGAGCGCGTTGCTCTGCTGTCGGGATGGCATCTACCCAAGCGTGCGCTTCCTGCAGCATGGTGATGAGCCATTCGTTGACGTCGACACCCTCCTTGATCTCGTCATGTGTGAGCGAGCGCTTGAATGTCTCGTATCCGCTGCCGTACTCCGGCACGTTTGAGTATTCCATTTCGAACCGGATTGCGGTGATACCGTCGCCCCACATGTAGAAGCTGGTCTGCTGACGGAAGACCTCGGTTGCGTCCAGCTTTGCCTGAAGGTCGACGAGTGCGGTGTTGATAGTAGTGATGTCCATCGTGATTTCTCCTATATGCGATGGTTGGTAGTGTGGGCTGACGTTGCCGCCAGCCCGGTGGGAACTTAGAAGTCGATTTCGTCTGCGTGTGTGCGAGGACGAACGCGGTCGTAGTTGCGGATCGGCGAGTAGCTACCGTGGTCGATAGCGTGGATCAGTATCTCACCTCGCACAGCCTCCCACGCTCGGATGAAGATGCCCGCATCGAGGTCTTCCTCAAGGTACAACGTGTCGCCCTGACGGTAGCTGTAGTGCGTGAAGTCGCCCTCGGTGAGCCCGACTGTTGCAGCCAGAGCCTCGGTTACAGCCAACCAACCGTGTCCGGCGTCGTAGTACAGTGTGAATCGCATGTTCTTTCTCCTATGAGTTACTGTATCGATATTTGATACATTTTCTGGAGATCGAACCGCTGGCGGATTGAGAAGCCCTTGACACATTTCGTGATGCTCTGCTCACGAAATGTTTCAACCGCAAGGCAAGCAATGATGCTACGTCACCAAGTCCACGGAAAAACTAAAATGCGTCAAAAAATAGAGGCGATATGACTCTATTTTTTGACACCTTACCGTGGCGGTGATGTTGCGTCATTGCGCAGGGGCTTCTCGATTCGTGATTGGCGCACCTACACTGACCGACACAACGCTGATCTTACTGCGATAAACCATCCGAGGTCAGGGTAGAGCGCCAATCTATCCAGCGGTTTTTGATAGTCTTACGCGCAAGGGGAACGGGGCATCCCGCTCGGCCTCACTCCAGTGAGGCACTGAGCGGGATAGGACGACAAAAGCGGGAGCGTTGTCCGGCCCCATCGCCAATCGTGTGACCCTTGGGTCGCAAAGATTGGCGATCATGATGCGCAACCGCAAGCAAGGCCCCATGGCCGCGTCTTGCATCGCGAATCTGGCCCGCCCCATAGCGTGAATCTGCTCCCACGTAGAGCTCACGCATGGGGTGAGGACTGATTCGCGATTGCAGTTCGAAGAACTGCACGACGCGAAGCGGCGTCCCCTCGGGGTTACTCCAGCCTTTGGACTATGATCGTTTGGGATCCTCGCGAGACCCATCCCCCCTTTTCCGGGGGACGGTTGTGGTCTGCGCCTTTATTTGTTGATTTCAGCCAAAAATCCACACCCATTTTCGTTCGACACCAATAAAACCCAATAAAATCAACAACTTACGCACTCATTTTCGTTCCAACCCATCAAAACCCAACAAAATCAACAACTTAGCTCATAGCCCAGAATAAAACGCACAAAAGGCTCATTTATTCTGGCCTATAAAAATTTTCGCCCATAATTTCATTCAGGCTTACATACTACATGAAATCTAGTTTAGTCGCCCTTGCTCTGCTATGGTCTGCGTAAAAGGAGTTTGCTCATGGCTGGTAAAGGCATTGAAAGCATAATTGCTCAGTATTTGAGTATGGGTGACATCGCTCGTATGCGTGATGACCCAGATTCTGATTATGTATCTGCTGAAGAACAGATTTATCGCCTCGGACCAGATGCACGAGATTCTTCTCGACACCTACCTCCGACTATCGGAGGACGAGAGGTCGAGGGTGTTTCAGAGACGTATCGGGACACACCGCTGGGAGATTTCATCGGGACTGATGATTTTGACAATAGACCCATGCTATCAACTTACAACCCAGAGCTAGGAGACTACGAGGCGATTGATTTGACGAGACGCTCTAGAAATTTCCCAGAGACAGACCTTATGGGTCTGTATCTAGCGGAGACCTTGGCGCTGCAAAGGAAAGCAGAGGCTGGGGAGGCGAGCCCGGAAGAACTTGAGCTTTTGGACTCTTACAACGAGTTTTTACGCACCCGTACAGGCATGTAATAGGAGAGTCCCAATGCCCAAAGGTCAGTCCCCAAAGAAGCGCATGGACGCGCGTCGTTCAAAGATCGACAAGGAGATCGGTTACCTGACTGCTCGAGACGCACCGTCAGGCGTGTCTAATAAAGACAATCCGGGCCCGATTGAGCGCGGTAAGAACTGGATGCAACGTCAGGGTAAGTCGTTCCGACAGTCTCAGCGTGAGGGTGCCAACCCCGGTCGTCTTCAGGAGCTTGAGGGTCAGCTAAACAAGATTGACGACAATCGAGACCGCATGGCTGAACGCACGTCCCGCGCCGAGCTCAAGATGAAGAAGAGCCCCGGAGACATGCCGATGTTCGCCGAGGGCGGCCCAGTCAAGGCGCAGCTCAGCGGCAAGGGGTTCAAGGGCACGTTCTGACTTGACGTTACCAGTCCCGTCCGGTTAGGCTTACCTCAACGCCCACCTGCGTTACACTGCCTCCATCGACTGCCCCCATGGCGTTTGCCGTGGGGGCTTTTTCTTGTATAGTGCGCTTAAGCTAAGGAGACTTGGAATGTTTGAAAATCGCCAAGAAGCAGCCGCTGCGGTCTACCAGTCGTTTTTGAACTCTGGTTTCTCACCTGCCCAAGCTCGCGCTTTGACTGCAGAAATCAATCGCGAGAACAGTCTTCGAGAACGCTACTTGTTCGGAACCCATACCGACCCAAAAAACGAAGCTACCAATCTCGGTATGCTGAGTTGGCAAGGCTCTCGCGCCCCAAAGGTTCGGGCTTTCCTTAGAGAGGCTGGGGCGCTTGACGAGCAAGGTCGAATCATCCCCGGAATGAAGGCGCTTCAGGCGCAAACTGACTTCATCAAACAAGAGATGGAGACTCAGCCGGAGTATCGACGAACGCGAGAAGAGTTTCTTGCCAATCCGAATGTTGATCCTGAGACAGCCGCGGTTGTTCTTGGAGATAACTACATTCGCTGGCGCCGCACGGACCCGGAGTATTCGGCCTCTGGGAACAAGGCAATTGCTGAAGGTTACGAGTTGCTTGGTGGGGCTGGGGCTGAGCCGTTATCTCAAACAACTTACGAGTCTCGGCGTCGGCAGTACGCACTTGGGGATGCGGACCCGGGAACGACAGCTCAGGTCTTGCAAGCGGTCGCCGCCGGTGACATGACAAAAGCCGAGGCCTCTAAATTCGTCAGCGAAGACCTGCTCGACAGCGTTACCGGCAAGTCTGCTTATGATATTTTGAACCCAGACGAGGCGGAAGAAGAGGCCTCGCTCCTCGATCGTCTCGGTGACGCGGCCAAGTACATGGATTTCGCTGGTGTTGGTCAGGCACAACAGCTCCCATCGCCCGGTCGTCTCTCGACTTCGATTAACCGCGGTGTCAGCAATGTCGGCTCATCTGCGTTGAAGCGCTTCGGGCTCGCCAGTCTGGTATGATCTACCGCCCTGCCACGCTACAGGACATCACGCCTCGTGGCATTGACTTGGTCAAGGAGGCAACTGAGGAGACGTCGTGGGGCGATGAAACCTTCTGCCCGCTGCGATCACTCGACACCCTGACCGAGATGATCACGAACCCCGGCGATCTGGTTGCTGTGGCAGTCAAGGGCACCGAGCTTGCCGGTGTCATCATCGGCACAACGCACAATTCCATGTTCTCACCCACCCTGCACGCCTCAATGTGCGTCTGGTACGTGCGGCCGGAGCATCGCGGAGGCTGGGCAGGCTACCGCCTCGCTCGCATATACCGCGACTGGGCTCGGCTCATGGGGGCCACAACAGCTTATTTTGACGTGAACTCCGGGGTAAACAACGATCTGGCGGGAAAACTTGCATGTAAGCTGGGATTCACGCACATTGGGGAGACCCACAAAAAGGTTTTCTGATGGACGCTTCGCACCTCAAACACCTGCCAGAAGAGGCGCTCAAAGAGATTCTTGCCCTAACCGAGGCCAAGACGAAGCTCGAGGTGCGCGAAAACGCCTCGAAACACTTCATGCCTTTCGCACATCACGTCTATGAGAACTTTATCGAGGGTCGACACCACCGGATCATCGCCGAAAAGCTCGAGCGCGTTGCCAATGGCGAGCTCAAACGACTGATTATCAATATGCCACCTCGACACTCGAAATCGGAATTTGCATCATATTTGATGCCAGCGTGGTTCCTTGGGCGTAATCCAAAACTAAAGATTATTCAGGCCACCCATAATAGTGAACTCGCGGTCAGATTTGGTCGAAAGGTGCGCGATCTGATCGACGACCCGCAGTACCAAGAGATTTTTCCGAACACCAAGCTCAAGGAAGACAACAAGGGTGCGGGCAACTGGCAGACATCCGCCGGCGGAGAATACTTCGCTGCCGGTGTTGGTGCCGCGGTGACCGGTCGTGGTGCTGACCTGTTCGTAATCGACGATCCCCACTCCGAACAGGACGCCTTGTCGTCGACGGCGTTTGATCACGCCTACGAGTGGTACACATCGGGCCCGCGGCAGCGTCTGCAGCCGGGAGGGTCCATCATCGTGGTCATGACACGATGGGGGAAGACGGACTTAACGGGGCGCCTCCTCGCTCAGCAGGCCTCGGACCCGCTGGCCGACCAATGGGAAGTCGTCGAGTTCCCGGCCATCCTGCCGTCTGACGAGCCACTATGGCCTGAGTTCTGGGATAAAAGCGCACTGCTGTCGATCAAGGCGTCTCTGCCTGTCACGAAATGGTCCGCGCAGTGGCAACAGAAGCCGACCTCTGCCGAGGCGGCGATCGTCAAACGCGAGTGGTGGCGACCATGGGAGGAAGACGACATCCCTACGGTGAAGTACATCCTGCAAGCCTACGACACTGCGTTCTCGAAGAAAGAGACCGCGGACTACTCAGCCATCACCACATGGGGTATTTTTGACGACGAGGAGTCAGGTCGAGAGGCAATCATACTCATGGACGCCAAGCGCGGCCGGTGGAACTTCCCGGAGCTGCGCGAGGTGGCATTCATGGAGCACGATTACTGGGATCCGGACATGGTGATCGTCGAGAAGAAGGCGTCCGGTGGGCCGCTGATCGATGAGCTACGCAAGCGAGGAGTGCCAGCGCTGGGCTTCTCACCGGGCAGGCGAGCCGGGGGCGGGGGCCTCGACAAAACGACACGCATGCATTTGGTTTCGCCTTTGTTTGAATCTGGTGTAGTATGGGCACCAGAAGGAAAACGTTTTGCCGAAGAGGTTATCGAAGAAGTTGCGTCTTTTCCCGTAGGAGAGCATGACGACTACGTTGACAGCATGACGCTTGCGCTGATGCGTTTTCGCCAAGGTGGCCTTATTGCGATCGCTGCCGACGAGGAAGACGAGGAAGACTTCATACCTCGTAAACGGGAGTATTACTGATGGCTTTGCCACCGCGATTTATGGGTTCGATGGTCGATCAACCGCTCGACATGGAATCTCAAGACCCTGAGCTCATGATGGAAGAGGTCCCGGTAGACATGCCGATGGACTTTTCTGGCGGTGCCGAAGTCATCGAGGGTGACGATGGCTCCGCCATTGTTCGATCCATGATTGAACAGGCTGAGATGGAAGCGGAAGCTGGGGTCGAGCTCATCGCGTTCGATGATAACCTCGCAGAGTATCTCGACGACTCGGTGCTGGGCGAACTGGCAACAGAGCTTGTTGGCTCATACGAGGAGGACCTCGAGTCGCGGTCAGAGTGGGAGCAGACCTACATCAAAGGTCTCGAGCTGCTGGGTGCCAAGTTCGAAGAGGACCGAACAGAGCCGTTTGAAGGCGCCTCGGCGGTAACGCACCCGCTGGTCTCCGAGTCTGTCACGCAGTTCCAAGCGCAGGCCTACAAGGAGCTCCTGCCCTCTGGCGGCCCGGTGCAGACACGCATTGCCGGGATCCAGAACCAAGAGACAGAGGCACAAGCCGCTCGGGTCAAACACTACATGAACTTCCTCGTTACCGAGGAGATGGAAGAGTTCGATCCGGACATGGACCAACTGCTGTTCTATCTCCCGCTGTCCGGATCGACGTTCAAGAAAGCCTACTTTGACAACATCCTCGGCCGACCGGTCTCCAAGTTCCTCCCGGCGCAGGATGTGGTCGTTCCCTACAGCGCGACCGACCTGATCACGACCCCGCGCATCACACATGTCCTAAAGATGACGGACAATGAGATTCGCAAGCAGCAGCTCGCCGGCTTCTATCGCGATGTTGATCTTCCGACAGGCGGTGCTGACGATGAGGATGAGGTCGATACCAAGGTCAACGAGATTCAGGGTATCTCTAAGACGTTCTCGGACGATGTCCGGACACTCCTTGAGATGCACGTTGAGCTTGATATCGAGGGTTTTGAGGACCTCGATGCTCAAGGTGAGATCAGCGGTCTGAAGCTCCCGTACATCGTGACGATCGACAAGGACAGTCAGACTGTTCTGGCGATCCGGCGCAACTATCGTGAAGATGACCCGCTGAAGAAGGCGATTCCGTACTTCGTGCATTACAAGTTCATGCCGGGTCTTGGGTTCTACGGGTTTGGTCTGACCCACATGATCGGTGGTTTGGGTCGCGCAGCAACCAGCATTCTGCGTCAGCTGATCGACGCCGGCACGTTGTCCAACCTTCCGGGTGGCTTCAAAGCCAAGGGTATTCGCGTTCGCAACAGCGACGAACCCATCCAACCGGGCGAGTGGCGTGACATTGACGCGCCGGGTGGATCGATCCGAGAGTCAATCATGCCTCTCCCGTACAAAGAACCCTCAGCTACATTGGCTCAGCTGCTCGGTGCGCTGGTCGAAGGTGGTCGTCGATTTGTCTCTGTAGCCGACAATCAAGCTCAGAACATGGGTCAAGAGGCTCCGGTAGGTACGACCGTTGCGCTGCTTGAGCGCGGCATGAAGGTGATGTCCGCGATTCACAAGCGTCTGCACTATGCGCAGCGCAAAGAGTTTCGGATCCTTGCCCGTATCGTCTCTGAAAACGTACCGGCCTATCCCTACCAGCCGGTCGGCGGTGTGCCTCCGGAAACGCTGCAGCAGGACTTTGACGGTCGTGTGGACATTCTGCCGGTCAGCGACCCCAACATCTTCTCGATGGCGCAGCGTGTTGCGCTGGCTCAAGAGCAGCTGAAGCTGGCCCAAAGCAATCCGCAGATGCACAATCTGCACGAGGCCTACAAGCGCATGTACCAAGCGCTTGAAATTCAAAATATCGAAGAGATTTTGCCACCACCGCAACCTCCCCAGCCGATGGACCCGGCGATGGAGAATGGTCGTGCCGTGGTCGGAACACCTCTGCAGGCCTTCCCGCAGCAGAACCACGAAGCGCATATTCGAACGCACCTCATGTATCTGCAAACGGTGTTTGTTCAGAGCAATCCGATGGCTATGTCGGCTTTGCATGCACACATCCAAGAGCATGTTGCCTTCTTGGCGCGTGAGCAGGCAATGGCGGGGATCAATGATCAGATTCAGCAGATGCAAATGGCTGTTCAAACCGGAGCGGTGAACCCGCAAGAAGCGCAGCAGCAGATCGCTGCGGTGCAGCAGACAATGCAGAACCCGGAGGAACTGAACAACTACGTGGCTCTACTTCAAAGCCAGATCATGGAGCAGCTGGTTCCGCAGCTCAACCCGCCGGCACCTGATCCGAACGCCGATCCGCTGGTTCAAATCCGCCGTGAAGAGGTCGAGGCACGCAAGCAAGAGAACATGATGGACTTTCAGGTCGACACTGAAAAGCTCAAGCTTGATCAGGAGAAACTGCAGCAGAAGTCCCTGTCTGAGGCCGCGCGTATCGAACTCCAAGAAGATATTGCCGAGGAGCGCAACAAGGTGAACCGCGAGCGCATCGCTGTTCAAGCGCAGATGTCGGCCAACCGAAATCGAGGAGGCTAAAAATGCCACTCAAGAAAGGTTCATCGCAGGATGTTATATCGAGTAACATTCGCACTGAGATGAAGGCCGGAAGGCCTCAAGATCAGGCCGTGGCCATTGCTTTGTCAAAGGCCGGCAAAAAGAAAATGGCTGATGGGGGCGTTGTTAAAAGCTTTAGCCCCATCGCTCGACCCCAGACATTCAGAGGAGTTTTCTGATGCCTACGATCCAGATCAGCATTCTGCCAGACCTCATTCCCATTGATCAATACGATGACGATGACAACGCCAGCAGCTGCCCGCTTCCGACTCAAGATGAAGAGCTGAACGCTGAAAATCGAGAGGCTGCCGTCGAAACAGCCAGCTACCGCGATCCGGCCGATGGTGGTGCGTTTCGTCTGAGTGAAGTTTGCGGAAACTGCAAAGCCTACAATCAAACCGAAAACATGCTCGAGTGTATTGGCGACGAGTCTGGGGATCTCGGTTACTGCCAAATCCACAAATTTGTCTGCGAAGCAGCATATACCTGTGACGATTGGGTAGAAGGTGGTCCGATGACTTCCGAATCCCAAGAGACTTACAGGGACAATATGTGATGGATGTTGTTGATTTCGCAAAACATGTATATAAAAAAATTCGTGAGCGAGAGGATGATCTCGCTCATTATCTTATGACTGGCGGCCCAAAGGATTGGGAGCAGTATAAGATGACCGTGGGTGAGGTACAGGGTCTCTCTTTTGCGGCGGATGAAATCAAGACCCTGCTGGAGAGAAGTACAGATCATGACGATGGATTTGACGAATCTGGGTGATCTTTCGATTAAACCCTCTGGTGTCGAGAAGGCCTACGTAAGTTCTTCTGACCGGGTCCTAGACCCAAGCCTCCTTGAAAAAAATCTGGTTGATCGACTTCCGCAGCCTTCGGGTTGGCGGATTTTGGTCATGCCGTTCCAAGGTGTCGCCAAGACAGCGGGTGGTCTTCACATCCCCGATGAAGTTCGAGATCGTGAAGCCGTGGCAACGGTTGTTGCCTATGTCCTCAAAATCGGACCACTGGCATACAAGGATTCCGACAAGTTCGGTCCTGACGCCACTCCGTGGTGCGAAGAAGGGCAATGGGTTTGCATCGGTCGATATGCAGGCTCTCGGTTCAAGATCGACGGCGGTGAAGTTCGCATCATCAACGATGACGAAGTGATCGGCACGATCCTTGATCCACAGGACATCAAGTCAGTTTAAGGAGGCCGAGATGGCTGAAGAAAACCAAGACGACGATCTGGGCCAAGAGGTATTCCTCGACGACCAGAGCGATGCGCCTGCAGACGACAAATCTGATGACAAGTCAGATGCCGAAGTAGCCAAAGCTGCCGAGCGTGTTGAAAGCGGTGAAGATGAACTTAGCGACTACAGCGCGAATGTTCAGAAGCGCATCAAAAACCTTACGCAGAAATTCCGTGAGGCTGAGCGGCAACAGGAGGAGGCGACACGTCTTGCCCAGCAGTTGCTGCAAGAAAATCAAAACCTCAAAGGTCGGATGCAAAAACTCGATAGTGGGTATCTGACTGAGTATGGCGCTCGCATCGAAAGCCAAATTGCTGCTGCGCGTCGTGCCTATAAAGAGGCGTACGACTCTGGCGACACCGATGCCATGATCGAAGCCCAAGAGACCTTGGCCCGAGTAACGAACGAAAAAGATCGGTACGAGATCGCAAAGCGTCGTTCTGAGGAGCAAACGCAAGAGTCCCAAACTCAAGCGCAGCCGCAGCCGCAGCAATACCAGCAGCCACAGCAGCCACAGCAGCCGCAGCAGCCAAAGCCGGATCCACGTGCGCAGTCTTGGGCTGAGAAAAACGAGTGGTTTGGTCAGGACGAAGTCATGACCTACGCGGCATTTGGGATTCATCGAAAACTGGTTGAAGAAGAAGGCTTTGACCCGCAGAGCGATGAGTATTACAATGAAATTGATCGGCGTATGCGTTCGGAGTTTCCAAACAAGCTCGCCGCACAAAAAACGAGTAGGAAGTCGCAGGTCGCCTCTGCTGGTTCTTCCGCATCTCGCAGCACTAAACAGGGGCGCCGGTCGGTAAAACTGTCACCGTCACAGATTGCCATCGCGAAGAAGCTTAATGTTCCTCTCGAGGAATACGCCAAATACGTGAAGGAGTAAGTGACAATGGCTGATAGAACACCTCGAGCCGCAGAAACCCGCGACAAAACTCAACGTCGCAAACCATGGGCACCGCCCAGCCGCCTTGATGCTCCCGAGCCGCCCGCCGGCTATGTGCATCGTTGGATTCGAGTCGCAATGCGTGGCGAGGACGACAAGATCAACGTCCACCAAAAGCTGCGCGAAGGTTACGAACCTGTTCGTGCCGACGAGTATCCAGATTTTGACGCCCCGACGATCGATGAAGGTCGACACGCGGGTGTTATCGGGACCGGTGGTCTGATGCTGTGCCGCATACCTGAAGAAACAGCGCAAGAAAGAACCGCGTATTACGGGGGCCGGGCCCGCGAACAAATGCAAGCTGTGGATCAGGACCTGATGAAGGATGAACATCCTTCAATGCCGATCACTCGAGATCGGCGCAGTCGTGTCTCTTTCGGTGGCCGACGG